TACGCCAAGGGGCAGGAAGAAGCCCGGCAACGTGAGCAAGAAATGCAACAGGCGGCGGACAAGCTGCGGAGGGAAAAGGATGCGCAGATCAGGGACATTAATGCTCGTGCTACCGCTCTTACTAACAGCTTGCGCGACAGGCAGGAGCGCCCCGCCGAAAATGGTACCGCCTCCGGTACCGCCCGATCTTGCAGTGGAGCCTCCGGTGCGGAATTGGCAAAAGGAGATGGAGAGTTTCTTGCAGGGTACGCTGCCGACGCAGCCCGTCTCCAAGCAGCCCTCGACCAGTGTGTCAAACAATACAACGCCGTCAGGCAAAAGTAAGGAACAGTAATGACAGCCTCCCTTTACTCCCCTAGTTTACGTATTGAGCTTATCCCTAATGGTGAGCAATCTGGTACATGGGGCAATACAACTAACCTGAATTTAGGGACGTTGATCGAAGACGGTATTACTGGCTATGTAAGCGTAATTGCTACTGCCGCCAGTCCCGGAGTATTAAAGTACCCACTGACCACTAATAATGGTGCAGTGGATGAAGCACGAAACGCGATTGTTAGTCTCGATGTAGATGGCACTATTGCCGCCGCATATGAAGTCTATATTCCGCCGGTGCCAAAAACCTACATCATGCGCAATCTGGCAGCGTATGACGTAACTATCTTTGTAAGCACAGTTGATGGCAACATCACCCCCGCAGGTACTGGGGCGCTAATACCCGCAGGTAAAACTTCTCAGATATGGACAGACGGCACCAATTTATTTAGCTCTACAAACCATGTAGTTGGCTCTTTAACGATTGGAAGCCCTCTTCCCGTTAGTTCAGGTGGTACTGGCCTAACCGCTCCGATTGGTGCGCTGGTTGGTAATAGCACAGGCACCGCTGTGTCTGCGGTAGCTCCGGGCAATTCGGGCAATATTCTTCAATCTAACGGTACTACTTGGATTTCATCGGCTGCTGGTGCTGGCGCTGTTGCTGGTGGCGCGATATACGAAACGTCTCAAGTAATGGCAACTTCATACTCCATAAATCCGGGCAAAAACGCGATGTCTGTTAGCCCATTTAGCATTGCAAGTGGGGCAGCTTTAACTCTTCCGCCCGGTGCTAATTTTGTTGTAATCGGGTAATTAAGGAATCACTATGGCAAGTACAATTACTGCGGGTAACGCCACTAATGGCGGTTTAACTTCTACCGCTGACACTACCGGCGCGTTAGAAATCAAAACTGGCACTGGCACTGGCACCACTGCCATTACTGTTAGTTCGACACAGAACGTGGTGGTTACAGGTAGCTTGTCTGCTACTGGCGGGATTGTCGGTGGTGGTTTTACTAATATGTCCACGGCGATACGCCCAACATCCGTGGTGAATACAACCGGCACGCCTATGGCAAACACCGGCACAGGTACATTTACCTTTACTGTCCCGACAGGCACAACGAAGTTAAAGATCACTGCTACAGGTGGCGGTTGTGGGGGTTTCAGTGGTGGATCAGGATCAGGCACCGCCGGTGGAGGTGCCGGTGGTACAGCCATTTTAATTGCCTCTGTAACTGCGGGGCAGGTGTTATCAATTACTGTAGGTGCAGGTGGAGCCGCAGGTAATAATGGTGGCGCCACTACTGTAACAAGCACCGGGATTAATATATCCGCTGGCGGTGGTGTTGGACAAGGATCCGGTACCGCTACAGGCGGCACGCTAAATATATCCGGTGGTCAAGGTTCACCGCCTTCTTATGGCCCAAGCATCGGTTTCGGTGGCGGTGGTACGGGCGGCGGGAGTGTTTGGGGTGGTGGCGGCGCTGGCGGTGATCCTAGTGGCTTGAATGGCGGTACGGTTACGACATACGGCGCTGGCGGTGGTGGGTCAGGTCGTGGTGCTACCGGCGGTACTGGCGCAGACGGAATTGTAGTAATTGAATACTAATAGGGTGGGTTATGAGCGCAGGAATTACAGCAAATAACGACGGCTCCGCAGCTATTACGGTTGGCGGGAATGGCTATATTGAAATTGCCTCTAACGGAGTTGTTGATATTCCCGTTGGATTAACTGTTGCAGGCCAGCCAGTTATCGGTGGCGGCGGCGCTGATCCTTATGTTTTAAATGCTTACACTTCTCCCGGTAGCTGGGCAGTCAATACCAAAAAAGCTGCGGGTTTGAAGGCTATTAAGGTAACTATTGTAGGCGCAGGTGGCAATGGCGGAGATGCTCCGGCCCCCGGTGGCCCTCCTCTTAACTACGGATCAGGAGGCGGTGGTGGCGGTACTGCTATTTATTATGCCCCCGGCCCTTCGTTAACTCCTTCTCCTACCGGTATTGCTATTACTGTTGGAACAGGCACAAGTTCTTTTGGGGCGATTGCAAGTGCTACTGCCGGTGCTAGCGGAGTAACTGGATTAAATGCTCAAGGCGGCGCTGGTGGTAGTGGGGTCGGCGGCACTGTAAACGCATCGGGGGGTTATGGTGGCCCCGGACAGATCGCTAACATGGGCGGTAGTTCTTCTTTAGGCGGTGGCGGTAGTGGTGGGGGTTCCGCGAATCAGCCCGGCCTAGCTGGTGGTAATTATGGTGGTGGCGGTGGCGGCGCTATTGGTTTCACAGGCCCAGTGCGTACGGGCGGTGCAGGCGCACCGGGCATTGTTATCGTTGAGGAGTTTTATTAATGAAAGCTCTTGTTTCCCCAAACGAAAAAGTAACTGATTATCAAGGCAACGTCGGTGAGCGTATAGCGCAAGTGGAACCGGACGGTCAAACTTTCCCTGTGGCGCAGCCATTGTTCTGGACTGACTGCCCAGATGATTGCGTTGCTGATCTGTGGTGGTTCTACCAAGATTCTTGCCAGCTAAAGCCACAACCGCCGGAGGTCTAATACATGTGCGACGCGCTTTCGCAATTTGCGGTACAGAAGTATGCTCACTTACCAGAATTTCTGGATAAGGATAGTTGCGCTCAGCTTACCGCTGAATTAAAGAAGCTCGTCCAAAAACAGGCGACGCACAAAGATGAGCAATGCCCACTATCAGAATCTGCGGCGGGTACTCAGGTATTTGATTCGTTATTAGAGCAACTTCTTCCGCATTTTGAGGTGGCGTCCGGCAAGCGCCTGTACCCGACCTATTCTTATGCGCGTCTGTACGCGCCGGGTGACGTATTGGAAAACCATATTGACCGCCCTGCGTGCGAAATTAGCGCGACCATTACGCTAGGGTTTGAAGGCGGTGTCTGGCCGATCTACATGGGCGACGACGAGGAAAAGTCCAACGCCAGCAAGATTGAAATGCAGGTAGGTGACGCTGTGCTGTACCGTGGTACTGAGAAATACCACTGGCGCGAGAAGTACACCGAAGGCAAATGGCAAGCGCAAGTATTTCTGCACTACGTAGACGCCGACGGCCCGAATAAAGAGTGGAAGTTTGACAAGCGCAAAAAGCTAAACGTACCGGATGCAAAGCCAGATAACGTGCGTTACTGGAGTTATAACGACATCCTGACACCGGAAGCCTGCGACATTATCGTAAAGACGTATACAAACGAGCTACTTAAGACTGAACCTCCTTACATTGGCGGAGGCGAAGGCACCATAGATACAAACGTCCGTAATGTTGAACGTGTAATGCTGCCAGTTTATAAAGACATTGGCGGTCGTCTGGCTGCTGCTGGATTCGCTGCCAACCATAAAGCATGGAAGTTCAACGTCACCCATGCTAATCAAGGTGAGTTCTTAAAGTACCCGGCGGGTGGTAGGTATGTGTCGCATGTAGATACGTTCATGAACCCAAATGAAGAGTGCCGTAAGCTAACGGTGTTGACGTTTTTGAACGATGATTTTGAAGGCGGGCGTTTCTATATCCAAGATGGCCACGAGCGTTATTACCCACAGCAAACTAAAGGTACCGTGATCGTGTTCCCATCGTTCATGCTGCATGGGGTTGAGGATGTAATTTCGGGTACGCGCTATTCAGCCGTATGCTGGCTTGTCGGCCCGTTCTTTAAGTGAGGTAACAAATGACAACCGTTATTAACGGAACCACCGGTACTACTATCGCAGGGGACGCCACTGTTACGGGGAACTTGACGGTAGCAGGCACATTATTTGGCGGAGTACCAACGGGCGCTGTTTTTTGGTTTGCTGCTAACGCCGCACCTGCTGGGTATTTAAAAGCCAACGGCGCATCTCTTTCAACTTCTACTTATGCGGCCTTATTTGCCGTAATAGGCTACACGTATGGCGGTTCTGGGGGTAATTTTAATTTACCTGACCTACGGGGTGAGTTTATACGCGGCTGGGATGACGGGCGTGGGGTTGATCCTGCACGTGTATTTGGTAGTGCTCAAGCTGATGAATTTGAAAGTCATACACATACTTGGCAAAGAACAATTGTCGGGGGTGCGTTTGCTGGTCAAGATACCGCTGGTAACTATTCCACAGCAGCTACAGCTACAAGCGCAGCAGGCGGCACGGAAACCCGTCCACGCAACATAGCACTTCTACCCTGCATCAAGATATAAAGGGCACCCAATGAAACTCATTAGAGAAGCGACAGTTTTACCTGACGGCACCATAGAATCAGCGCATACGATTGAACAGGTGTGTATCAATTGCCAAGACCCGGTAAGTGAGCGCGAGGCGTCGAGTGGTATGTGTACGAACTGTGGTCAGCCGTGGGAAGCCGCACAACACGTAACTGTGTCTGTTACCTCAATGCCAGCCATTCAAGGTCTGACTATTAACATAGGTTAATCATGCCTCTACAGAGACTGCAATTTCGCCCCGGTGTAAACCGCGAAAGCACCACGCTTGCTAACGAAGGCGGTTGGTTTGCTTGCGACAAGGTGCGGTTTCGTTCGGGCTATCCGGAGAAGATTGGCGGCTGGACAGCGTTTTCTCTCAATACTTTTCTAGGCGTTTGCCGTTCGTTGTGGAATTGGGTGACGTTGAAAAGTTTTAACCTTGTTGGGGTTGGCACACACCTGAAGTTTTATATTGAGAGCGGCGGCGCGTATTACGACATTACGCCTATTCGTTACGTTAGTACGGTAGCAGCAAATGCGTTTACCACAGCGGTATCTACCCTAAACGGTGGCGTCAATGCAAATCAAACTTCGATTCTGTTAGCAAGCGCCACAAATTTTTCCGTTGCTGGCGGTGTTATTTACATCGGGTCTGAGCAAATTTTTTACGGCACCGTTACCGGTAATACACTAATAAACTGCGTGCGCGGTTTTAACGGAACAACAGCAGCGGCGCATTCGACAGGTGCTACGGTTGCCTCATCCACAATCATAGTTACTGATCCGGGGCATGGCGGTCAGACGGACGACTTCGTAACTATTTCAGGTGCTACTGGGTTTGTAAATGGCATACCCGTGTCATTTATAAATGGGAATCAAGAGATCACCGTCATCGACTCTACGTTCTGGACATTTACTATTGCCACCCCTGCTATTACCGGTGGCACTGCAACTAACGGCGCTACTTTTTCTTACGAAATTTCAACTGGTAAAGCTGTATACACCTCTGGCACGGGTTGGGGCGCTGGCCCTTGGAGTCGGTTGGGTTGGGGTGATGGTTTTACAACCGGTGTAGGCCAGCAGCTTCGTCTATGGAGCCAAATTAACTACGGCGAGTTTTTGCTGTTCTCTTACCGTGGTGGCCCTATTTATATCTGGGTGCCGGGCCCCGGCACTCAACCTGATTTTGCTACTAGAGGTGATCTTGTAACAGGCCCAGAGTGCCCTACTCAGGTACTGCAACTGCTTATTTCTGACGCTACGCGTATTTTGATCGCGTTCGGTTGCAACCCCTATTCGTTCGACCCTGACCCCGATGTTCTTGACCCCCTGCTTATTCGCTGGTCTGTGTCTGAAGACTATACGGATTGGAACCCAGCAATTACGAATCAGGCGGGTAGCTATCGACTGTCTCACGGCTCTTTGATTATTGGCGCGTTGCAGACCCGTCAAGAAAATCTGGTATGGACAGATACAGCTATGTATTCCATGCAGTACGCTGGGCCGCCGTTTGTCTGGAACTTTAATATTTTAGCGGACAACATTTCTATTTGCAGTCCAAATGCTATGGCTACGGTTAACGGCGTGGTGTATTGGATGGGCACCGACAAGTTTTATATGTACGCTGGTCGGGTAGAAACGCTGCCATCTACGCTCCGTCAATTCGTGTATAGCGACATTAACCGCGATCAGTTCTACCAAGTGGTTGCCGGTACTAATGAGGGCTTCAACGAGGTGTGGTGGCACTACTGCTCGGCTGGTTCAGAAATTAATGACAGATACGTCATCTACAACCACCTTGACCGTGTGTGGTATTACGGCACGTTAAGTCGTACGGCTTGGTTGGATAGTCCGTTGCGCGGTGCTCCTATGGCGGCTGACCCAGACGTTAATCGCCTTGTGTTTCATGAGACAGGGGTTAACAACAACTCTACAAACGCGCCTCAAGCCATCAATGCCTACATTCAGTCGTCTGACTTTGATATTGGCGACGGGCATAACTACGGGTTTGTGTGGCGTATGGTGCCGGATATTACTTTTGACGGGTCTAATATTGTTGAGGGTGCTACAACCCCACGGGTGGATTTCACAGTTCTCCCACGTAGAAACCCGGGTTCGGCTTATGGGCCAGCGGACAGTCCATTGGTTATAACTGAAAATAACTATGCGGATGCGAACACTTACGAGGTGCAGAGATTTACACAAATTGTGTACACACGCGTTCGCGGCAGGCAGATGGCTTTCAAAATAGAGTCGAACACGCTTGGCACTCAGTGGCAGTTGGGTACGCCTAGTATGGATGTGCGTCCAGACGGTAGGAGATAAGAATGTCAACTGGGACAACAAGAGCCCCGGCGCTGCCTTATGCGCCCGTCGAATACGACCGGCAGTACATGGATCAGCTACTAAACATTCTCAGGCTTTACTTTCAGCAGCTAGACAACCCCGGCCCTAGTGCAGCGTCCACACAGGTCATAAACCTGAATCAAATCGTGTCCGCTATGAACTTTAGCGTGATCAATCAGGCAACAGGGGTAAGGGTCGCAAGCTTGCCTACTCAAGCGGATTTAGCCAATATGCGGGTGGGGGACTTGTACCGTGACACTACCGCAGACAATGTAATAAAGATAAAAGTATGATCCCCCGCAGAACTCTTTATCAAGATGCGGAAGTTACTTTCCTCTGTGACTACATATTTGAACTAGAGCGCGTTGCGCTCCATTTGAATATAGAAAAGGGGGCGTGGTCGCCCTCTAAGTTTAAGCGGTACCATAGTATTTTTACTAATATCATTGCGCCAAATCTCAAGGCTGAGGGGTACAATGAGGTCTATGCAACGCCTTTAGAACATGATAAGAAGGCGCAAAAACTTATCAAAATGTTTGGTTTATATAAGTACGGGCAGAACATGGGGCTAGTGCTTATGAAGAGGGAGATTTAACCATGCCGCACATTGTTTCTGCGATTGTCGCTAAGTCTGCTATGGCTGCGCCCGCCGCCGCTGCCGGAACCGCCGCCGCTCAAACCGCCGCGCTAGAACTAGCTAAACAGCAAGCTATTCAAGCCGGTATGCAGCAAGTGGGAGTTCAAGCCGGTAATCT